TGGACAGCACCGAACGGGTGAATCCCCGCCAGTCTGCCTCTGCACCGGTCAGCATCGCCGCCATATTCTGTGCAATACCGTCAAAGGTCTGCGTGGCAGCACTTTTAACCTGCGAAAAACTGTCCGTCGCACTTTCCGCCCACTCGCCCCAGCCGGACTTCAGCCCGGCCATCCAGCTTCCACGAAGCTGCTCCTCCGCAGACCAGGTGTTCTTCAGTGCAGATGTGGCCTTCGCCAGCGCAGCCGGATTATCACCGTACACGTCCCGAAGACGCTGCGCTTCAGACTCCCGCTGCGCCTGACGGTCAGTGAGACCGCGGGCTTTTGCGCTGATGGCGGCCTGCTTCGCGCTCTGCTGCTCTTCAAACCGCACCGCCTGCTGTGCCAGCTCATTCAGGCGTTTCTGGTGTTCAACTTTGTCTCCCAGCTCAGCCAGCTGGCGTTTGTACTCCAGCGTCTCGTCTTTATGCGCCAGCAGGAATTTTTCCTGCTCAGATAACTGCCGTTTCGTGGCAGCCTCTTTCAGGACCGCATACTGATTTTCCGCTTTCCATAAATCGCGACGCTGCTGGCTGATTTTCTCATTCGCACCGCTGTGTTTTTCCAGCGTCCTGAGCTCGGTTTCAAGCGCCAGCAGGGCAGCATGCGCCTGGTCTTCCTGACGCTCACCGGCTGACACTTTGACTCCTGACGACTTCGGCTTTTTCAGCGTCGATTCATAATCCTTTTTCGCCGCCGCCATCAGCGTGTTGTAATCCGCCCGCAGGATTTTCCCGTCTTTCAGGGCCTTATTCAGTTCTTCCTGACGGGCGGTATATTTCTCCAGCGGCGTCAGCAGACGCTCATACGCCTTCTGCGCCTCTCCGGTATACTTCAGCTGTGATGCGTCCCGTTCGGCCCGGTCCCTGGCGGCCAGTTCACCGGCTTTTTCCATATCCGACTGCAGCGTGGCCGCTGCCAGCCCCAGACGGGCATTTTCCCGGTCATTCCATGCGCCCTGAAGGTTGGCCCGGAAAGAGGCGGTTTTTCCCCGGCGCTGGCTCCGGCTCTGGTACCACTGCCATTTTTTATCCGCCTCATCAAATGCCTTCTGTGCACTGGCGAGCATATCCGCTGAGGACTCAGGACGACCGATATCCAGAATGGCATCCCACATCGATTTGAATGCCTTCCCGGTTTTATCCGCCCAGGTCTCCAGTGTCCCCATGTTTTCTTTCAGGCGACGGGTCTGCTCATCAAAGCCTTTCGTGGCGATATCGTTCGCCGCCTGTAAGGCCCCGGCCTCATCACCGGAACGCTGCAGCTGCGCAACATACGCAATCTGCTCTGCCGTCACGTTACGGAACTGGCGCACCATCGCAATCAGCCCCGACGTAGGGTCGGTGGTCAGTTTTCCGAAAGCCTCTGCAACCTTGTCCACCTCCACACCGGATGCAGAAGCAAAACGCGCGACACTCTGGTTGATGGCATCAAACTGTTCACCACCACGCACACCGGCATTCACCAGGGCTGCCAGTGACTCTCTCGCCTGGTTAAACGTCAGCCCTGCTGCCTGCCCGGCTCTTGAGAGCGTCAGCATGCGATCGGCAGTCAGTCCGGACTGATTACCGGAAAGAACCAGGGTTTTATTAAACGCTGAAAGCGTGGAATCTCCCTGGTACCAGGCGTACACCAGCGCACCTGTCGCCACCGCCAGCGAGGTGACCCCGACCATCGGCAGGGTGATCGCACCGGCAAGCCCCCTGAACATGGGGATCATCCCGCCGAAGGAGTCCTTCACCTGACCGCCCTGTTGCAGCAGGATCAGCCAGGGATTCTGACCACCGGCAAGCTGCGTGGCGATATCCGTAAACTGTGCGGGCAGGGTTCGCATGGCCGCTTTATACTGCCCGACGGAAATCCCGGCTTTTTGTGCAGCCAGCGCCTGGCGGCTCAGGCCCTGTTCAACAGCACTGGCGGTTTTTCTGACGTCGGTATCCAGACCTGAAAAATGACGCCTTACCCGGCTCATCTGCTCATCGAAACGGACAGCATCCAGACTCAGGTCAATAACAAGATCACCAACCGGCTGGGACATATCTCACACCTCCCGGAATCCCCGCTGAAGCCATCATTAATGCGGCATCATCCACCATGACATCCGCCACATCCGCAGACGATAAAATATCGCGCCCTCCGTCCCCACCGAACCGGACGCCTCCGGCAAGTCCTGCCGCTTTCTGCATCAGCATTTTGTCCTCATCCGGCCTCTCCACCTGCTCTTCCTCATGCCGGGGGACAAGCAGACTGAAATCAGAGGGATGCATATCCGGATCGCAAAAAAACAGGCTGAGTACAGCGTACGTCAGCCCGGAAAAATGCATATCCAGCTGGGTATCCTGAAAATAATGCGTGCGGTAAAAACGGTGCCAGTCGGCATATTCGGTGGATGTCATCCCGGCAAGCATGGCGCGCCAGTCGGGTCTCCCCATCTCACGCGCCAGTCTGAGGGCAAAGTTCAGCTCGCCGTCGAAGACTTTCCCGCAGAAAAATCATCATCAGTCAGCGTGTTATTTTTCGCCACTTCAGTAATATCAGTATCCGGACGAACAGCCCCGCTCATCCCGGACAGGCACAACACCACGTCTTCCGCCCGGGCAATGGCATCGGCAGGCCAGGTGGTGAGCACTTCCTGCTCTATCTTCATCACGGCCTCATTCATTGACGGTGACTGCGTTTTCTGTGGATGGTTATGCCACAGGGACATCGCCACCAGAAACGCGCCGGTTCTGACGAGATCTTCCACGCTTACCTGCAGGTTGCCGCTGGATTCTGCCTGTTCTGCACGCCGTTTCAGGAGGGCAAGATGCTCGATACGCTGCAGCGCAGACAATTCGGAAAGCGTGACAGACACACCGTTATATTCAAATTGTTCTGTTTTCAGAAACATGTATGACCTCCGTTTACCCTGCAGCGCCCGCTTCAGTAACGGTGACTTCAGCCACTGCGGCGAACTGACCATTTCCGCTCACCACAGGGATCTGCACCTTACCTGTCGCCACGCCGTTTACCGTAATTGTCATATCTTTCACACTAATGGTGGCTTTCGACGGATCGGCGGAAACCGCTCTGAACGTCTTGTCTGTTGCACTTTCCGGCTCAAAAGAAACCGTCAGGGTGGTTGTTTTCCCTTTTGCCACCGTACCGGATGTCGGCGTCACCTTAATCGCACTGACCGGCGTAATTTTGCTGCGTTCTTCCGCTACAGAAGGTTTACCCACGTTAGTGACTTTCACCGTGCGGGTGATCACTTCTTTCGCCGTCACGGCCTTACCGATACTGCTGACCCAGCCACGAAACACATCCACCGTGCCATTCGGAAAACGGATTTTATAGGCCCGGACATCGCCGCTTTCAAACCAGCCTATAAGCCCTTTCTGGCCTTCCTCTCCCGGTTTCCAGGCCAGCGTAAAACTGGTATCACCTGCAGATTTCTGCCCCTGCCCGGTCGCGGTCCAGTCCGCGTCTTCATCATCCAGGTAGTTATCATCGTAGGATTCTGCCGTCATCTCGCCCGGCGTCAGATCCTTCACCTTAGCCAGTCGCTGCCAGTCATCGTCTGACAACGGGTTTGCATAGGCGTCACCCTGACCGTTATAAACCCACAGGGTGGTACCGGCTCCTTTTACCGGCTCCAGGGGAATTCGTGTTTCGGCTTGACGTAGCCCGGACGTAACACGCGGGTTTCACCACCGCGATGACGCAGCACTTTTCCTTCAACAACCGGGGAGACATAGGCCGCCACCGGCGTTTTTCCGGTAATTTTGTCCAGCATCACCTCTTCGGTATGGAAATTCACCGTACGGCGGAAAAACAGCTCCAGAAACAGCGCACGAAATTTCACTTTTTGTTCGGTATAACCGAGTAACTGGCGGGTCGTAAACAATCCCATAAATCAGTTCCTTTCATTCAGAAATCAGTCAGGCCACCGCGGTGGCCTGATAACGTGTTACGGCAGCGCCGCGTGACTCAGGGCACTGCCGGCAAAGGCATTTGCCTTTTTGTGTTCATCCACACTTTCAGGCCAGCGGATTGCCTCCGTCGCAAAGGTCCCCGACTTGTAATAGGTCAGTACCGTCTCTGTGCCTTCAAGCGGCAGTACCAGTATGCCAACTGCACTACCGGCTTTCTGTCCGTCCCAGACCACCAGTTTCCCGCTGGCTTCATCCAGCATCAGGGGCGTCAGTGCCGGTGTTGCCGAGGAAATCCCGCTGCTGCCTGTGGCGGTATGAGCCGGATCATTACCGGCAAAAATACGTACTTCCGCACGCTGTTCAGTGATGTTTTTCGTTACCATATTGTAAAAACCTCCTGTTGATGGTCAGCACTGACTTCATGGCATGGCCATGAGCATTTTCACGTCCGCATCACCGTCTGCTGACGTCTGTGGCACGCCACCCTGTACCGCAGCCGGTGAATGGTTCGCCATGATGCGTTCAAACAGGGCGGTTGTGGATGCAGAGACCGGTTCTGCCTTACCTGATCCCGCAGCCAGCACAGCCCGGGCGCTCTCCACAGTCATTCCCGGGCAGGCAGCCAGCTGTTCAGCCTGCGCCTCAGCCCCTTTTGCCTCATCCAGTGCCATGATCTGATCACGGAGTGAGGGTCCGGCATCCGCCTGCGGTGAAGCAGCCAGGATCGGGCGGGCTTTTTCCACCGTCATCTCCGGCATCGCCGCCAGCGTTGCCGCCAGTTGTTCACGACCGTTCGCTTCTTCACACGCCATAATGCGATCGGCTTCACTCTGCGTGGATGCCACCGGCTGCTGCGGTGCCGCCGCGGCCAGAATCGCCCGGGCCTGTTCAACGCTCATGCCCTGTTGTCCTGCCAGCATCGTGGCAAGCTGTTCACGTCCTTTCGCTTCCTGGCATGTCAGGATCCCCATCACTCGCTGGTTCTCCTGCGCGGCGGCTTCCGTTGCAGTTAATTGCGGCATAGTGCCTCCTCTGACATTACTGTTCAGCGCCGTGGCCATCACACTGATGGCATCCGACGCATTGACTAATTCATCCGCCAGCCCGGCATCAATGCCGGACTGACCTTCAAAAACGGCGGCCTCTGTTCCCGTGACGGCATCAACAGACAGACCGGTAAACATGGCCACTTTTTCGGCAAACATCCGGCGCGCCGCATCAATGCGCTGCTGCATGTTCTGGCGAACCTCTGCCGGTAAGGCTTCAAACTGATTGCCATCCACCTTGTGCGCCCCTGAGTAAATCAGCGTGATATCCACACCGGCCTGCGCCAGATGACCGGCATAGCTGACATGGCTCATCATCACGCCAATGGAGCCGATACGGGATGTCTGGGTAACCAGCCGTCGGGAGCAGGCCGACGCCAGCAGCATGGCTGCAGAACAGGCCGTGTCATTGCACAGTGCCCAGACCGGCTTCTGCTGACGGAGGCGGTAAATCATGTCAGCGCAGTCAAACGCGCCGGCGGCCTGCCCGCCCGGACTGTCAATGTCCAGCAGTACGCCCCGCACCTGGCTATCCGCCATTGCCTGCTGAAGACAGGCGACAATGCCGTCATAGCCTGTCATTCCGGAAAATGGCCGCATACCCCCCAGCCGGTGCACCAGCGTGCCGGTCACCGGCAGTACAGCAATACCGTTCACCACCCGGTAAACACGGGCCGGTCGTTTACCTCCGGCCATGTACTCGTCCGTTTCAGCCAGCATTCCGGGAGCATCAAGCTGTACCTGCTGCTGTGGTACCGAAAGACTTGCTGCCCCCATCTCGCGCCCGAGCGCGCAAAAGAAAACCCGCGCATAGGCGGGCTCCAGAAGCAGCGGTTCATTGAATGCTGCGGCAATAATGTGTGAAAGATTACGTCTCACGGGGTGTTGTCTCCTCTTCCGGCCTGCGACTCTCCGCTATCTGCTGCTGATACGCCTGCGCTATCCACACCGGACGTGAGAGTCCGGCTTTTTGCCGCTCTGCAGATTCCCTGACCTGCTGGCGGAAAATGTCCTGATAATCCTCGCCCATCAGCGCCGGCTCTTTCTCATACGTGCTCAGTCCGGCCTCAATGCGCATCACCGATTCCTGAACCTCCTTGAGCCCGTCAATGGCCATTCTTCCGGCACCAATCCACTCTGCCCGTGACCAGGCTGATCGCGCCTGATAAAAATCAAAACGCGCCCGTGGCGGACGGATAATCCCCCGAAGAAGTGCCTCTTCCAGCCAGTAGGAAAACATCTGCGTGGCCAGCCGGGCCGCAATAAATTTTCGCCGCCCCATAAAATAGCGCCACGACTCATTGGCAGAGGCCCTGGCACTTGAATAACTGACCTTCGAGTAATCACGGGACAACTGTTCGTAGGAAACGCCAAGACCGGCGGCGATATACCGCAGCAGCGCCTGTTCAAGCGCCGAAAATCCATTGTCTGAATCCTGCGCAGTCTGTAGTTTCAGATCATCCCCGGGGAAAAGGTGCGGAATTTTGACACCACCCAGCGTCACGTTATTCGTGTCATACCAGCTGGAGAACTTCTCCAGAATATTAATAAGCGGATTATCCTTCTGCCCCTGCGGCGCACCGGCGATATATTCAAAGGCCTTTTCGGTATCAAGGTCACTTTCAATCGTCGCTGCATACATGGCTTTCACAATGGCCGACTGAAGCTGTGTTGCCTGCAGGGAATCGAGCATCTTCAGCCGTTCCATGACGCTGTAAAACTGGTTGGCCCCACGGGTCTGCCCGTCCTCCACCGGCTCGAAAATATGCAGCATGGCCGGACGCCCGGTGGGAAGTTCACGCGGGATCCGTTCCCATCGTCCACTCCCGGAGCGAGGAAAATCATCCTCACAGATATGGTACGCAACGGCACGGCCATATCGATCGACCTCCACCCCGGCCCGCAGAAAACGGTTCCCCATACCGTGTCCTGGCGTGTCCACCCGTTTCGGACTCACGGCTTTAAAACGCGTACGGAATAACTGCGTGGTTTCCGTATCCCAGACCGGCTGCACAAAGATTTCGCCGTTAAACGCATGAACGCCCACACCTTCACGGATAAATTCCGTGAACGTGCGTTTTCCTTCCACGTCGATCTCGCCAGACATCCCTTCGGCGTATTCCGACCAGGCCGCCTCCACCTCATCGACAAAGCTTTTTGCTGCGGTCTCCCGCATCCCCAGCCAGCGCCAGTTCGGACGGTAGCTGATAAGAAACATATGCCCGACAATGTGATCCTTATGCAGTGCCACCGCATTGGCCGCTATTCCGTTATTGCGCACCAGATCATCTGCCCGGGCATTCCCCAGACGCAACGCGGGCAGCAGGGCCGCATCGGCACTCTGCGCCGGTGGCAACCACTCCGCCATTTGCCCGCCAAATCCTGCACCGCCCCCGTTGTAGCTGAGACTCTCACGAAGCGGAACGCCGTTCACATCAATCAGGACAGGCGTTCGTTTCATAACCTCACTCCCAGCGGACGACGGCGACGCCGGGTTGTCCCCAGTACCGACTCCGCATCATTGATCGCCCGGTTAAGCTCATCCAGAGAAGCCGCCGTATATTCAATTCTGCGACCATCTTTCTGGACAGACACCACCCGTTTACCGGTTAATAAATCAAGGCGCGCCTGACGCAGCGCCTGCAGTTCAGCGACTGTAACCATTCACTCCTCCGGACAGCTTCGCTGCCAGTTCTTTCAGGGTTGGCCGGGTCGTCTCTTCTTCCCGGGATTTTGCCAGTACAGCCAGATCAAGCTGCCAGCGTTGCACGGACACACGTAATGCCGCGTAGGCATACACCAGGCAGTCCAGCGCTTCGTTACGCCGCTTTTTGTTATCCCACAGCAGACGCATCTTTCCTTTTTCCCACTTCTCCACCAGCTCTTCCGCCACCAGTTGCTGCGCCTCTGTCTGCGAAAAAATCTCCGGATCATCAGGAAAACGGATGGCATACGACGTGGCTTCATCCGCAGGCGAGGGATCGGCTTTCATACGGGCATAGAGAATTTCTTTTGCGGTGTCCGTTCCCACTTCACACAGATACACGCCCCGCTGATTGCGGGTTTTTGGCATGGTGATCACCGGCTTGCCATAGACAGATGCGCCTTTTACCGGCAGCACCCGGAAAACACCGTGTTTTTTTGATCTCTGATAAACAATTTCACCATCGATCCCCCCGGTGTCCCAGCAGACACGGGAAATAGTCATTTCGGTGCCATCCGCATGGCGGTATTTTTTGTTGATCGCCGCATCCACACGTAACAGCGTCTCTTCCTCATCAGGACGCCCCATAATGATGATTTTATCCACCAGAAAGGCTTCCTCTCCCGGAGCCCATCCCCAGACATACATCTCAAAACGGTTTCGCTGCGAGTCAATGCCCGCCGTCAGATAAACCACCCGGGCAGGCACCGCCGCCGTGTAACGCACCACCTTATCCATCAGTACCTGGTGATCGAGTTTTTCGCCCACGGCCTCTTCCCAGGTCTCGCCCAGCGTGGTGTTCACAAAGGTTTTCAGGCCGTTGGGATCTTTCAGTGCATCCAGCCAGTCATAGACAATCTGTACCCAGGTGGTGAACGGACTGTACGCCGTCCAGATATGGAACATGATGGAGCGCGGCGGCGGAATTTCATCACCCCGGGCGCTGAAAAACGTCAGACCGTCACGGGTCCACATGCCCGTGTTTTCACAGATCCACCGCCCGTTGCTCTGGTCCAGTTCAGACTGATGGATCACGCAGCCATGATGTTCACAGAGGTAGAAAACACTTTCAGGGCTGTCCTTCTCCCATTTAAGCCCAAAAGGCGTGGACTCATCGCCAAATTTCAGATACTGCGCCTCCCCACAGTGCGGGCAGGGCACATAAAAACGCATAAAATGCGCCGACTCGTTAGCGGCTTTTTCGATCTGGCAGGTGCCTTTGATTTTAGGCGTCGAGCCGCGAATGGATTTTGGCCACACCGACCCCTCAATACGCTTATCCCCCAGCAGGGTTGGCGAGCCCTCTTTTTCGACATCCGGCTCGAACGAGGAAAGTTCGTCATAGCAGACCACGTCAACGGATTTTTCACGGTAGTTTTTGGCGGCAGCGCCGCCCAGGCACCAGAAACCGACGCCCGATGAAAAGCGTTTCAGCGTGAGAGTATTGTCACGATGTTTACGACCCAGCCATGGGGAAAGGTCTTTCAGGCATGGCACGTTCCGAATCGTCGCCTCCACGTGAGACTTCATAAAATCTTCAGCGGCAGAATCCGTGGGCTGAAAAAGCAGACTGTTTCGGGATTTATGCTCAATAAAATACCCGCCCCCCCCCAGCAACATCTTTGTATAGCCAACACGGGCAGATTTAATCAGATTAACAGTGCGGATCTGATCATTCCCCATACTGTTCATGATGGCGATCTGGAATGGCAGCGTTTTCCATTCGCCCTCACCATATGAAGATTCTTTAGGCAGATAATAATTTTGATCAGCCCATTCAACTGGCGTCACCGGCAATGCCCTTATCAGGGGCTGTAATGCAGTTGTGACAGCGCTCATCATATTATTCAGTTGTTGCTCTGATATATTCATCAAGTAAATCCGGTAATTTATCCCCTGCCCGCGCACACTGATTTGCCCCCTTAGCAATAAGGGTTTTCAGATGGTCAAGATGGCGCGGTGTTAAATCAGGAAACTGTCGCTGCATGGATAAAGGGATGGAATCAAGCGTACTGGATAACGCCATTGCCAGCTTACTGAGGGCAAAAATACAGAACCCGGTGTCAATCAGTTTTCCTTTTGACACCTCATTTTTTAAGTAAGCGTACAGCGAGGGCCGTATTGACGGGGATGTGTTATTCAGCTGGCAGTGCTATGCGCCACGGAAGCAGTTCGCTGACCCGGTTGACCGGCCAGTCTGCTATGACGCCAAGCACATGGCGAAGGTAGCTTTCTGGATCCACGTCATTCAGTTTGCACGTCCCGATCAGGCTGTACAGTAGCGCTCCCCGCTCACCACCATGATCAGAGCCGAAGAACAGGAAGTTTTTACGACCCAGACTGACCGCCCGCAGGGCATTTTCAGCGATGTTGTTGTCGATTTCCACCCAGCCATCGTTCGCATAGTACGTCAGTGCCGGCCACTGGTTAAGTGCGTACGCGAACGCCTTCGCCAACTCTGAGTGTCGCGACAGGGTCTTCATCTTTTCACGCAACCAGCTTTCCAGGGATTTCAACAACGGTTTCGTTTTTCGCTGACGTTCAGCAAGCCGCTGCTCTGCCGGCATTCCCCTTATATCCGCCTCTATGGCGTACAACTGACCGATCTGCTCCAGGGCTTCTTCCGTCAGTGCTGACGGGATGCGGACGTGCACATCGTGGATCTTTCGGCGGGCATGAGCCCAGCAGGCAGCTTCCGTTATCCCACCATTGCGATACAGCTCGTTGAACCCGGCGTACGCATCCGCTTGCAGCACACCGCTGAAGCAGGCAAGATGAGTCTGCGGATGGATGCCTTTTCTGTCCGGGCTGTAAGCGAACCACACTGCAGGTGCCAACGCTGACCCTGCATTGCGGTCATCACGAACATACGCCCACAACCGCCCGGTCTTCGTCTTCTTATTACCCGGCAGCAGTACCTGGACCGGGGTATCATCGGCATGGAGTTTGCCGTCAGTCATGACATAGCCATGAAGCGCCTCTTCCAGCGGAGACAGCAGCCGGCAGCATGCATCCACCCAGCCCGACAGCAGTGAACGCCTCAGCTCCACACCTTGCCGGCCGTATATTTCTGACTGGCGATACAGCGGGGTGTGCTCTGCATACTTCGAGGTCAGCACGCGGGCCAGCAGCCCCGGTCCGGCGATACCCCGCTCGATGGGCCGCGAAGGTGCAGGTGCCTGCACGATGGCATCGCACTGAGTACAGGCATGTTTTTCCCGTACCGTCCGGATAACCCGGAAGGCGCTACGCATCAACTCCAGCTGTTCGGCGGTATCCTCGCCCAGATAGCTCAGTGAACCGCCGCAGTTCGGGCAGCACGGCGCCGCAGGCAACAGTCGCTTTTCGTCACGGGGTAGTGATTCAGGGAACGGCTTACGGGTGCGGGTCTGACGCAACGGACGCTGTACTGCCGGGTCATACACCCTACCAGTCAGCGTATCGCTCTCTTTCTGAAGCCGGTTCAGATCGGCTTCCATTTGTGCGATACGGCGGGAGACTTTTTCGGAACGACTGCCGAAGTTCATCCGGCGGAGTTTATCCAGCTGCGCCTGCAGATGGTCTATTTCGCGCTCCCGGTTGCTCAGCTTTTCCTGCAGGGCGTGGATCAGCGCTTCCTGTTCGGCCAGGCGCTGTTTCAGCAGGAAGATGTCGTCAGAAGAGATGTCGTTCATAAGCCCGTATTTTACCGGGCTTATTCTGTGACAACCAGGATAAAGAGATTTACAGCATGGTCAGGGAGGTCAGCAGCCGCTTAGGCTGTCGCCAGTCGATACCTTCCAGCAGCATCGCCAGCTGCGCCTGCGTAAGGAACACTTTGCCATCACGGGCTGACGGCCAGGCGAAGCGCCCACGCTCCAGCCGTTTGGTCAGGAGGCACAGTCCGTCACCGGTGGACCACAGCAGTTTAACCTGACTGCCGCTGCGGCCCCGGAAAATGAAAACATGGCCGGACATGGGATCGTCTTTCAGCGCCGTTTGTACTTTCGCAGCCAGGCCGTTGAAGCCATTTCTCATATCGGTGATACCGGCAACCAGCCAAATTTTGGTCCCGGAAGGTAACGGGATCATCGCTTCAGTTCCTGTATCAGCAGAGTCAGGAGCTTTTCGCTGACATTGCCATTGAAGCGGAGCGTCCCGTGCCGGAACGTTACCTCACAGCTGATACTGAGGGTTTCCGGGTCCTCTGCGAGCGATTCTGGCTGTTCGGCAGCTGCATCGAGAGTCACAGGAAGTAGCTGGGGGCTCTCTGAAGAAGGTAATAGCAGCTTTCCCTCGCGCCATTGTTGTCGCCATTTGAACAACAGATTGGCGTTAATGCCATTTTCAAGAGCAAGTTTTGAGATGGATATCCCGGGTTCACAGGAGGCAGCAACGAGCTGCTGTTTAAATTCGGGAGGATAATTAGGGCAGCCTTTTCGCCTGCCGGGAGTCACATTTTTCTGCATATCTGATACTTTGGTTCCCACTACTTATTTGGTGGACACCACTTTGTCTAATTCGTCAGATTCTGACCAGACGGTTCAGGCTGTACGCTTTTTTAACTGCTGTGTAACAGCCTGTTCTGCTGTCAGTTCCCATCTGGCAATAAGCAATTTCTCCTCATAGTCGTCTTCGCTATCGCCATCAGGCACATCGTTTTTACTTCTCCTCAGATACGATATGTAAAAATCGCGCCAGGCATCCAGATCCAGTTGCCCTCGCTTATTCGATATCGGGGCACCCGGCAATTTCTGCAATCTGCGAAGCTGGCGATCGGTCAGACTTAAATGCCTGGCAACTTCAGTCTGCGTAGCCACTCCTCACCTCGCAAAAACTCTCACCTCACAATCACAACAAAACCGGTCATGTCCGGTTTACATGTCTGTTTTTTGTTCATGTCCGGTTCACAGAAGACCTGTTTTTATATTTTTCATATAGTTAACTTGAAGAGAAACCGGACATGGATCCCGGAAAATTTTCATAAATAGCGAAAACCCGCGAGGTCGCCGCCCCGTAACCTGTCGGATCGCCGGAAAGGACCCGCAAAATGATAATAATTATCATCTACATGTCACAACGTGCATCTACGCCATCAAACCACGTCAAATAATTAATTATGACGCAGGTATCGTATTAATTGATCTGCATCAACTTAACGTAAAAACAACTTCAGACAATACAAATCAGCGACACTGAATACGGGGCAACCTCATGTCAACGAAGAACAGAACCCGCAGAACAACAACCAGTTACAGATGCTTTATTAAGGAAAAAAACAGCCAGCACTGACTTTCGGTGGAGAGGTGCTGGCTCAGAAGGATAGTTGGATTTCACATGATACTTATGCCTGGCGGTATATTTTCTGACAGACAGTGACGGGTGTTGTCAAGATATTGTGTCATTTATAACCTGAATCAGGGGAGGCCGGAATGTTATCTGGCATTTTTAGCAGAGCCTGAATGCCATAATCACGGCTCCCGGAGTTGGCCGTCAGTGGGTGACACTGGCGGCTTTTTTGTTTTTCTTTACTTTCATTTTCTGTCGGCGGTGACGGAGACATACATCAGATGGAAAAAATCACAACAGGTGTGTCATACACCACGTCAGCGGTGGGGACGGAATACTGGTTACTGCAGCTGCTGGACAAAGTCTCTCCGTCCCAGTGGGTGGCAATAGGAGTGCTGGGAAGTCTGCTGTTTGGCCTGCTGACGTATCTGACTAACCTGTATTTCAAAATCAGAGAGGACCGTCGTAAGGTGGCGCGGGGAGAGTAGTCGATGAATAAACAATACGAACTGGTTGTAAAATGAATATTTCTAACTGAAAAAACGTTCCATGAGGTAAGAAAAGGTCACAGGCAATCAATAACAGGACGTGATGAAAGACCCTTGCATTTGTGCGCTTTCTCTTTAGATAGCAGCAGATACTGAAAATCTGAGTTGTCGGGGAGTCAGGGATACAGCTGTGCAAGAGTTGGTCATTGTGATTCCATTGAAATCCTGTATGCCATGAAGGGCAGGATTTTATGGCTACCTGAGCTTTGGTGATAGTAAGTTGAAAATTCGCATTTTTTGCTGACATGCGTAACGAGAATCCCATAAGCAGGGAGGACTTAATTCTTCATTAACCCATGCGTTGATATTATGTTTCAGCCGTTGAAGCATCAGCGGTGTTAATGTTGTGGTAATAATATCCAGCGTTTTATGTGAGATCTTACCGTAAGGGTCTGCAAGAATGCTGCTTGTTGCTTCGTTATTATCTGCCATCAGAAGAAGTAACTCTGATTTAACGTTTTCTGTCATTAGTTGTAAAAATCTTCTGCGCAAACTTTCTTTACTGTTCATTTATATGGCTTCATTTGTTGTAATCTGCTGCGTCTCAAGGGATATGTTTATGAGAGCGACCATGAGTGTTGGATTATATACCTAACATATCAAGGGATTAGAAATCGATAAATCCCCATGAACGAAAAAATAAAATACGGCCTGTCGGCTGCCGTTCTGGCGCTGATTGGTGCAGGTGCTTCTGCGCCTGAAATCCTCGACCAGTTTCTGGATGAAAAGGAAGGTAACCACACCACGGCATACCGTGATGGTGCGGGGATCTGGACCATCTGCCGTGGTGCCATTCTGGTGGATGGTAAGCCTGTTATTCCTGGCATGAAGCTGTCAAAGGAAAAATGCGACCGGGTTAATGCCATCGAACGTGACAAGGCGCTGGCATGGGTGGAGAAAAACATCCGGGTGCCGCTGACCGAACCCCAGAAAGCGGGGATCGCGTCATTCTGTCCGTACAACATTGGCCCCGGTAAGTGCTTCCCGTCGACGTTTTATAAACGAATTAATGCAGGCGATCGAAAAGGTGCCTGNGANGCGATTCGCTGGTGGATTAAGGACGGTGGCAGAGACTGCCGTATCCGNTCAAATAATTGCTACGGTCAGGTNTCANGNCGTGACCAGGAGAGNGCGCTGNCNTGCTGGGACATCGACAGATAGCAGAATATTTT